ACGTACTCGTTCCGCCACTGCGGCGTACTTTGCTCGCTTCATAGCGCTCTCTCGTGCTACCTGCGCATCATACGCTGGGTCGTCACCGAATGCAGGATGATCGTGCTCTATCATACTTAAATACTCCCTATGAGCTATTATAACTCAAAGCAGTCAGAAAACTTTTAAGTGGTTTTAAGTAATATAAGAAAGAGCTTAGTTTAAGGACGCGTATCTTTTTGCTACCTAAGAACCTTCTTAAACTACTTAAAACTTCTTAAAACGTCCTAAACCACTCTCTCTATTGATTATTTATTCTCTTTAAGTAGTTTAAGTAATATTCTAAAGAAAGTGAGAAGAAAAACAGAAAAGATTAAAAAAGTTAATGCTAAAGTTTTAACTTTTATCTGGTCAAATCACCACCAACCCCGCCAAAACCTTCCAAAACACTAAAAATATAAGCGCCACCAGAAAAATACTTAAACCACTTAAAACACTTAAAACCACGCTCTCCGCTGCCTCCAAAGCCGACAAAAAAGCCCCAGCATGCAGGCTGAGGCTAAAGTTTAAAGACCACCAACCAAGGTAGGCAACTGCAAGAAGCACCCTTAGTCAGCAGTCTACCGGACATTGAACGGCTGCTGCATCAGCCTGTCCTAGTTCTTACATGCGCTCCCTTGCCCGCATCATTGCATCCGCTGTTGCATAGGCACTAGCAGCCAGCGCGGATTCTCTAACGTCCATTGGACAATTAGGACTAGCCAACATGGCTTGCATCGCCTTTGCCGCAAAATAATCGCGCAGCGTCATCCCGTCTTTGTATTGATCTGGAAATGCGGCTTCCATATGCTCGGTGTTCATAGTACTAGCCCTCGCTGATGACGGTCATACATTTCCTCCCAGACGGTGAAAAAGTCACAGACTGTGTAATCAGTCAACGTCTCATCGTCCTCCAAGCCGAACGGCACTACCTGAGCCCAGCCCACTTTTTCGCCGTCCTTGTAAATGATCAGTTCAGCGATCTCGACTGCCTCAATCGCGTCAATGATCTTTTTGTACTTGTCACAATGCGTTTCCGCTGGCTCATCGCCACCGTCCCAGACCGTGATATCGCCCCCTGTGGCAAGGACGTGCTTGACTAGGTGCTTGTACGCTTTCATGCTGGCTCCCTGAAGTTGATGATTTGTTTAGACGAAATCAGCTGACCGTTGTTCGCGATATGCCACTCGATTTGCTCGAGGCTGGGCTTTTTCAGCATGTAAGTTTGAGCAGGTTTTGACAGGAAGCGATTGTTCTCCATCCATTGCACGATAGCCGTATGATTGCTTTCGTCTATTTCAGCAATCGTGCACACCGTTGCACCAGGATAGTCATTCGTCACAACGAGCTGGCCGACGTATAAAGATTTTGAGCTTAAAAAACGACGCATGATGTATTCTCCTTGATTAGATCCAATTTTCATCTTGACCGCTGGCGATCGCGACGGCTTGTATGACGTAAGACTTGATATTGGGGGAAGGGTGGCCTTTGTAGAACGCAGCCCAGTCTTTGACTGCGTGCAAAGAGCCGCACTCTTTAGTAACGGCGAAAGGCCAGGTATCACAGACACCGACGATCTTTTCGCTAGGGATAATCAAGATGTCACCCATCTCAACACGAACCCCGCCATCAGTTTCGCCGATCTGGGTGGCGTCATACGCCTCGCCGGATGATTCAAAGTAATGAGCAGCCATAATATATTTCCTTACAGTACGTTGACCAGCCACTTGCTGTAGAAGCTGTTGTGGAGTTTGTATTTCTTGATGAATGCCTTCAGCATGCGGACATCTTTCTGAGCAGTCTTTTTGCCTTCGGCACCTTCAAGACCAACACGCATATCGTTGTTGATGTGACCGTTCTCAAAGTAGGTATACAGACGGTACTCAGCCTCGGCCACGACTTCAGAGTCAGTGTAATCGTTTGGCTCTTTCTTGTCGTCAGTGCAGAGGCACTCAAATGCAAATTGCATTTCAGGGATGGCCAGTGCGGCTTTGATGATATCGCGCATGATTAGTTATCCAGTGCGTTGATGAAATCATCAGCGACATTGTCAATGTCACCAAGAGCTGAGCTGAGCGTATCAACAGCGTCGTCGAGTGCAGAAGCGATAGCTTCCATTGACTGACCGCGATCAGCTTGCTGCAAGCCTTCAGGCAGATTGTCAAAAGCCTCTTGCTCCTCGTCTTTCAAAGACTGGAGAGTGTCGTGAAGTTCTTGCATTGTAGACAATGCGTTACGCAGTTCTTCAACTGCTGCTTCGATTTTGGCGCGTCGGTCTTGATTCATTTTGCAGTTCCTCAGGTAGTAGTTAGTAGTTAGCAGCGAGTCACTTTTGCAACTCACTGACTAAATTATAACGCCGAACTAAGTAAAAAACCGTCTGTAACTAAGTATTTTATAGGGTTAAACCCTTAAAACCTCTGTTTTAAATTTAAATAAAAATTAAACCTTTCGTTTTAAGATTTTAGACCTTTCCTCAGTGCTTAGATATTGACCATGCCGCCACGGTTATATTGAAAACAAAACTCGAACGATCTAGGAAGTTCTAGGACTTCGAGGTTTAAATTTTAAAACGAAAGTTTTAATTATCAAAATGCAGCTCATCATAACTAAATTTTATATAATCGTCTTGAAAAAACCCGTTAAACTTAGCGGCATATGTCTAACTTGTAACGGATAACTTCATGCAACTGCGCTACTACCAGAGTGAAGCCGAGTCTGCAGCGATTGACGCGCTACGGTCAGGTCTCAATCCTGTCATACAACTACCTACCGGATCAGGCAAGTCGCTTGTCATCGCGTCGATGGCTGCGAAGTTTGCCAAAAAAGGCGGACGGCTGGTCGTGCTAACGCACGTCAAAGAGCTCGTTGAACAGAACGAAAAGACGCTGAAGCGCTTCAGTCCAGATACGGTGACGGGTGTTTGCTGCGCAGGGTTGAACCGCGATGAGCCTGACCCTAATATAACCTTTGCTTCTATACAGTCCGTATTCAAGCGAGGGGCTGAGTTCGCTGCGCGTGGTACAGACTTGATAATCATTGACGAGGCTCATACCGTCCCCCCAGACGGGGAAGGGCTGATGTACAAGCAGTTCCTGCGTGAGTGCAACACGCGCCGATTAGGTCTTAGCGCTACGCCGTGGCGTCTAAGTGGTGGCGCGATCTATGGCGACGACAAGCCCTTTGATGTCCTGTCTTATCAGGTGCCTGCGCTAGACCTCGTGGGTGCGGGTTACCTCTCTCCGTTGAAGGGCGTCGAGACTGACTGGCAACTGAACACCAGCCTGATAGCGAAGGTCGCGGGTGACTACAGTCAAAGCAAGGCAGGTGATCTAATCGCTACAGCAGGATGGCTAGACGCTGCGTTGAAGAACGCACTAGGTCAGGTCAAAAAGCGTAAGCATATCTTGGTGTTCTGCCCCACGGTAGCGACTGCTAAAGAGGCGGCTGACTACTTGAACAAGCACGGACAGGCGGCTGAGTATATCAGCGCGGATAGCGACAATCGTGACGACCTGCTGAGTGCTTGGAAGGCGGGTGAGTTCAAATTCATGTGCAATGTTGATATCTTAACCACAGGGTTTGACTTCCCCGCACTTGACGCTATCGTCTGCCTACGCCCCACGCAGTCTAGCTCATTGTGGGTGCAGATGCTCGGTCGCGGTATGCGCATAGCTGACGGCAAAGACGATTGCTTGATCTTGGACTACGTCGGTAACCTTGCGCGTCTCGGTGGCGTTGATACAATGGAGTCATGGTCTAAGGAAAAGAAAGACGGCAAGATGGAGGTCGTTCAGGAAAAGAAGAAGGCCACCACGCCGAAGCAGGCAGTAAAGGCGGTCGGGCTTCAGGCGATAGATCCTATGCTTGGCATTGCGCAGGGCTTGACCGTCAACGTGCTCAAATGCTCATACATCGTACGTAGAAGCGCTCGTCATCCTGAGCTCAGTATGCTGATGGCGGTGTATGACTGCGAAGCTGATAATGGTGTTGGAGTGGGCGTGACGCAGTTCGTTTGCGTCGAGTATGAAGGCGGTGCTCGCTGGCATGCGGAACAATGGGCGAAGCGGAGAGGTTATACTAACCCTCCGGCTTTTCCCCGTGATGCTCACCGTGCTCGCGTGGAGTGTTACGCCCTGCCAACACCGAGAAAACTGTTGGTACGACGCAACGAAGGTCATATCAATGTGATAAAAGAATTCTTCTGATTTAGAAGAACGTAACAACGATAAAATACAGGAGCTACCCTTGTCAACTGCATCACTAGACGAAGCACGGGCACATTCAGAATCAATACGTAAGGCGTACGACGCCTACACCGGCAAGGGATGGAAGTGCGTCCCGATTGAGCCGAGGTCAAAAGTAATACGCATTAAACAGTGGCAAGAACGACCGTTCAGCGCTGACGACTTCAAAGGTCTTTGCAACATTGGTGTTCAGATGGGAGCCGTATCAGGTAACCTGATTGACATTGACCTTGACCACCCCATCGCGCGCAAGATCGCTCCGTGGTTCCTACCAAAAACAGGATGGCGGTTCGGTCGCATCTATCCTGGTGAAAGCGATACGGTGCTTCCGTCTCATTATCTGTACCACGTTGAAGGCGGCACGAAGTCCAGTGCGGACTGGCGTCTGTCAAAGAAGGAAACAGGAGGCGCGATCGTCAAATGTATTGAGTACAGAGGCGATGAGAACCAGACGGTGATGCCCCCTTCGGTGCATGAGCATAACGTTCAATGGATCGACTGCTCGGGTGAGCCTCCGCTCATAGATGAGAAAGAACTCAAGCTGGCGCTGGGCGTCATGATGACGGTCATATGGGTCAAGTTCAGTATAGCTCCGGGCATTCGTCACGACTCCATGCTGCGAGTGATAGGCGGCTTCGCGAAGGCGGGTGTGCCGATAGAAATGACACGACGCGCAGTAAGCGCGATTGCGTTCTTGATTGATGATGATGAAGACAAACAGGGAGACGTTGATGACACTTATAAAAAGCTCGCGGATGGCAAAGCCATTGCTGGTTTCGCATCACTTGAGGCGTTTGGGTGGGAGACGGATAGGGTCAAAAAGTGGCTACCGTCTTTACTTAGCGAGTCTGGTAAAGTTGCTAAAGATGGAAAACCTAAAATCAACCTCAGTCGCGTCAGTATGGAGGACGCCGTCAACGAGGCGGTCAAAATCATCGCTGCTGTGCCGGATACGGATAAGACGCTATTTAGCTACGGTGGTACCCCAGTCGTTGTCTTGAAGCGAGGGTCTCCTGGGTACAACGATACGGTCATGCTCCGTCCTGGGGTTGACGCCTTCGCTCATCACTTGGAGGGTCACGTTCAGTTCGTACGGCAGGACGGCAAAGAGAAGGTTGACGTATTGATTGAGGCTGATCACAGGCTTGTACGCCGCATGATGGACTCGTCAATCAACTGGGGCATGCCAAAGATATCAGGCGTGATCATGTACCCCGTAGTGACGCGTGACGGCTCGCTGGTCACGGCTGAGGGCTTCAATCGTGAAACGGCTCTGTACATTGGTGAAGGGCTGGGTATCACGCAGAACGAACTTGATGCTACTCCAATTAGCAAGGCTCTTGAAACGATCTTAGATCTGTATTCTGACTTCCCCTTCCATGACCCTTCCATCGGTCAATCGCTTTCAGTCGCTTGCTTCCTCAGCGCATTCGCACGGAAGGCTTTAGACAAGAGCCCTGCCTTCATCGTCACATCGCCTTACCCCGCTGACGGCAAGACCATATGGTCGTACATCCCTCAAATCGCTCTATCCAAAGAGCCAGCCAACTACAGTCTGTCTGGTAACGAGGAAGAACAGATCAAGCAGCTGACGTCGTACTTCATGGAGGACCCCGACCTCATGGTGTTTGACAATCAGAACGGTCGCTTCCACAGCCAAGCCCTGACTGAGCTGCTCACATCAGGCAAGTTCAAGGCTCGCTTGCTCGGCAAGAACGATACGGTTCAGTTCACTCCAAAGACGTCTATCATCGTGAACGGTATCAACGTACGACCCAGCGAGGAAATCATGACTCGCTCAATCGTGGTGGAGTTTGATCGCCGTACAAGCGAGCAGTTCAAGCACCCTCAGATCTTAGAGTACGTCATGCAACAGCGACGTCATGTGGTGAAGGCGGCTCTACGCTTGCTACAACACGGCGTCACGGCTGACATCAAACCCTTCAAACCTTCTCGCTTCTATGAGTGGGATCAGTTCGTTCGAAAAGCGGTAATCGCTGCAGGTCTGGTTGACCCGATGCGTGAAGACTTGCGTAGCCGCTCTATGGACGAGGAAAGCTCAATCAAAGACGAGTTGGTCAGCTGGCTGTTCAAGCAGTTCCCTCCTGGCTCGTCATTCAGCTCACACGATATCCAAGACCGCATCGGGCTTGACCGGAACTTGGAAGCTATCATCTTATCATTGGGACGCATGCGCACGATGTCTAGCGTGGCGGTGGGTCGCGCGATAGGCGGCGTGAAGGGCTCCGAGTGGGAAGGCTATCGCCTGACGTGGCGTGCGGGGTATGCGAACCGGTATGCGGGTGAGTTCAAAAAGACAGGGACATCATCATGAACGGACATGGCGGAGTACGCAAGGGGGCAGGACGCCCCGCTATACAAATAGACAAGCGTCGCGTGCTGGTGCTACGCGAGCAGGGTTTGAGTCAGAAAGCGATAGCTGAGCGCTTCGGGGTGACGCAGATGGTTATACGTAGAGTATTGAAACAAGGATTACCAGCATGACTAGAAAAGTAGCAATCGTTAGCCCTTCGTACGACGGTAAGATAGTGTGTGATCACGCAATCGCACTCGTCACAATCTTTCAGCGAGCCGCTCGTGAGAGACCTGACTTAGAGCTCAGTCTCAGCTACTGGATGAACGAGGCGTTGCTACAGAAGGCGCGTAACAATCTTTTCTGTGATGCGTACGACGCAGGAGTTGACGATATCGTTTTCTTAGACGTCGATCAATCGTTTGACGCTCAAGCGTTCTTTGATATTTTAGATCACCCTGTGGACGCAGTCGGTATTACGGCGCGTATGAAGACAGACGAGGAGCGATACACCCATCGCCCTGAGAACCCTCGTGAGCACGTCTGGGACAAAGATCTTCGACTGCTACAAGTCAAGTACCTCGCTACGGGTTTTATGCGTCTGTCGCGTAAGGCGATGAAAGCTCTGTACGACTCGTCCAAGCATTATAATGACGGTAAAGACCGCCGCCTAATTTGCGACATTGAGATTATCAACGGCGGTATGATCTCAGAGGACATACAGATCGGCAAGAAGCTGCATGAGGCAGGAATCAATCTGTACTTAGACATCAGGCACACGTGCGATCACTTTGGCACGAAGCGCTACACTGGCGACTACAAAGAGCACTACGCCATGTCAATGATTGAGGATATCATGGGAGATAAAAATGAAAGACGATGATGATGACATTCAAGAGTACGTAAGCTATCGGGATGCATTCCCGAAGAAGGACTACGTTATTCCTGTTAGTCGGAATGATGTATTAGAAGAGGTAGCGAAAGAGTTTGACAAGATGAAAGCCTTCGGCGATACGGCTGCGTCTTTCGCTGCGTTTGTAAGAAATTTAAAAACATAGGGTTTCCCCTAATTAAAATACTTAGATACGCGTTATAATAAACTCAGCTCAGTAATTTACTAAGCTGCTTCAACATAACTTTTAACTGGAGAACTGCAATGAAATTATCCTTCACGCACGCCGACCCCGCTGAGCGAGCCGGCACATCGCTACAAGGTGAGTACTTGACTACGTATGACGATATAGTCAATACCTTCGGCGAGCCTACACAGCAAGGCGACGGTGTTAAGACTACCGTTGAGTGGATCATCAAATTTGAGAACGGCTCCGTCGCTACAATCTATGACTGGAAGTACGGTCATACTCCAAAAGATTTTACCGAGTGGAACATTGGTGGTAAGTGCAAGCAAGATTACTACAACGTAATCTTTCAACTCATGCGGGGTGAAAAATGAAATACAGACGCGCATTCAATATCTGGGACGTACCTGCTCAGATGATTGCAAAGATTCAGCCAGGACAGTGGGTCTTTGCCGGCAGTCGTGATTCTATGGGTCGCTTCTTGGGCGTCAAGCCCTCCGGCTCAGTCGTTGTCGGTTGGAAAGGTAATGCCGCCGCTCATAAGAGCCGTCGCGCTTACTATCGTGCACTTCGTGACTACGCGATTGGAGGTTGATATGTCCTACGACTATGATGATTTTGACCCTGTGCTTGACGATCTGAAAGCCGAGTCCCGTCTCGAGCGTCAACGTACTACACGACTGATGTACAATCCTGACTGCCGTGACCCTGACCATCCTGGTTGCGCTGATTGTGCAGAAACTGAGGAGGGCGATGATGAAGCCGCCGTTTGATCACGATTTTTCAGACAAAGTAATTCGCGTACTATTCCTGATCGGTTTGATCGTTGTAGCTCTGGACGTGCTGATATGGAGACCATGATGTCACACTTCCGCAGTACCGGACCTTGGTTCGTCAACGGACGCACCGTGCGTCAGAAGCTCAACCCTGAGCATATCGTCGCTCAGACTTACAAGTACGGCGACACTCAGCTAATTGCGGCTGCTCCAGAAATGGCGGCTGCTCTTAAGATGGTGCTATCCTATTATGAGGATATCGCCCCTCCGAACAGAGCTCTAATCGCGTGCGCGATTGCGCTTGAAAAAGCTGGCGAGCTTTGAGTAAAAATATTTTTAAAATATTTATTTGAAAACGCCTAAATGCTTAGATTTTGAGTTATAATTTCATCAACGCCATAAAACAGCGTTACACTCTCATAACTTGTAACTGGAGAACTCTATGACTGATTTCACGAAACTCACCCTCGAGCAGCGCGTCGATCTTATGGGTCAGCTCAAAGCTCAAATGGCTACCCTTGACAATGACTACGACAAGCTAAAAAGCCTTATGCTTGAGGACGGCGGCGTCGGCGCTTTCGAAGGCGAAATTTTCCGCGTCACAATCTCTATCACTACACGCGAAACGCTCGACATGGAAGCCGTTCGTAATCACCTTTCACCTCAGTTCATCCGTGCTCACACACGCACTACTGAGTCTCCTACCGTTCGCGTCACTGCACGTAAGGGTAAGTAACATGAACATCTTTTACTTACACCATGCCGCGCCTCTAGCTGCCGTCATGCATTGTGACGTGCACGTAGTCAAGATGATTCTTGAAACGGCTCAGATCTTGTGCACCGTACACCACCTGCATGACAACGGCGATGCCGTTCCTTACAAACCTACTCACATTCATCATCCCTCCGTGTTGTGGGCTGCTGAGTCTAAGCTTCACTATACTTGGTTGCGTGATCTAGGCGAATATCTTTGCCGTGAGTACGCGATGCGCTACAGTCCTCGTCGCCACGCTTGTGAGCGCTACATCAATAACGATCTCAAGTCACCCCCTCCTGCCTTGCTGGCTATGCCCTTCGTTTGGCGTGAGCCGCCTCAGGCTATGCCTGATGAGTGCAAAGTTGCTGGTGATGCCGTTACCGCTTATCGTAACTACTACCGCACTCACAAGGCTTCATTTGCCAAGTGGCGTCTTGGTGGTATCCCCGTCTTTATGCTCGAGAACAAGGTAGAATTCGCATGAATGCTAGGCACGTCTCCTACAAGGGTTTCCAGTTCTATGTACCAGAACCTGACGAGGAGGCGGCTTCAGTTGACGAAGTCGGCATGCAACACTGGTTCGATCATTCGCTTCGGTCTACGCTGACTTACGCTGAGCAGGTCTGGCATGTAAACAAGTTCATTACAGAAACGAATCTATCTATCTTGGAGGTATTCTGCGGTTTCGGTATGAGCACTGTCACGATAGACTCGTCAAGAATAGAGAAGCACGTAGCGTTTGATCATGATGATGCTTGCTGTGAAGCGTTTCAATTCTTACGTCCTGACGCGGATGTTATAATCACAGACTCATACGTCGCCACTACTATCGCTACAAAGATCTATAAGTTCGATTGCGTTTATCTTGAGTTCAACTCCATGACTACCTACCGCGCCATGCAGGATCCTAACGAGTTGGCGCTCATAGAAGCCGTGCTGAACTCTGAGCCGCGCTACGTCATCTTCGTTGATAGTGCCAAAGTCAAAGAGCATTTACATCGCGCCACTTACTCAAAGTTCTTTGACTTCGGCATAGATAGTTCAGAAGGATATGTTCGCGCCGTTGAACACTACTTCATCACTCACTACGGCTATCGTATGGCGGCGTGCGCGCATGACAATATCAATTACACTTTTCTACTGAAGAAAGGTACAGATATAACGCCGTGCGAAATAGTTGACACGCGCCAGCTAGTACGCCTCGATCAATTCAAGGACTTGGGCTATGTTGAAATTTGACCCGTCACTATCTTGGCAGGACTTTGCCGCTAAGACAATCACTACAGATGACCTAGACCCTGTCTACGTTGCGTTGTACCTAGCTCAAATGCCTGAGGATATGCTCATGCGTTGGTGTGCTGCGTTCGTCACGTACTATCACATGGGTACTGCCTGTCAGCTGTGTACTCTGAAAGGTGATGAGTTCTGGCTTGAGCTCTGGAATCGATACGATACCGCGCCCCGCGCTTCAGAACGTCGTCACTTCCGAGGCGCGTCAGGTAAGAAAGCGATCAAGGAATGGATCAATACGTACGGTACTCCTGAGAACTTTTTCGCCGCCTGTATGCAGCCCTCTTTCATGAAGCTTCTAAAGAAGGGCATACCTCAAATCGGTCAATACTTTACTTGGAAATGTATGGACTTACGTGAGGCGGTGTTCGGGTATCCGGTTGACTGGACTGACTCTGAACATCACATGGTGCAGTTACCGAAGCAAGGCTTGGAGGTTATCTTTCCTGAGCTGCTCACAGTTGAGAAGCCTGACTATGCAACAGCGCTGATGAAAGTAGCCGATACTATCAGCTACATCAATGCACCCCCTCGCGGCGTACGTAGCTGCGGCGTGGCTGAGGCTGAGACAGTTTGCTGCATGGCGAAGGCGTACTACAAGAGCTCCAAGCCGATCGGTAAGGACATCGTTGAGAAGCGTCACGACTTGACAGGTTACGGCGAAATCGCTGATTACATCTTGTCGTTCATGCCTGAAGAACCTTTTGATATCGAGATCATATCATGAATCACATCATCAATATTCGCGGTACGAACGGCTCAGGTAAGACTACTACAGTCCGTACGCTGATGAACTACTTGACGCATTATAAAGATGCGACTACATCTAACGGCGTGTTCTTCCATGTATACACGACTCCAGCAGGTGAGTACGTAGCGTTCATTGGTAAGTACGAGGGTGCGGTAACGGGAGGGGTTGATCGAGTGCGTAACGTGCGTGACGTAGTTGAAGCTTGTCGCGAAATCATTCCTTACGCTCACATCGTCATGGAAGGCTTGCTCATGTCAGGTCTGCAGCAGTTAACTAAAGACGTAGCTGACGCTTGCGTGGGTGAAGGACAGTTTCATGCGCTGACTCTTGATACGCCGAAAGAGAAGTGCATCGCTCAAACGCTCAATCGCCGCGCTCTTGCCGGTAACGACAAGCCCTTCGATCCGGGAAAGTCACTCGTTCCAAAGTATCGCGCCGTTGAGCTGGCTCACATAAAGATGAAAAGCTGGGGCATGGATGCGAAACTTGTGTCGCAGCGTGACGCTCTCATCGAGGCGCTTCAACTCCTCAATATTCCTTTCAATCCTCAAAGTATTTCATTATGACCAAAGTATTCTCTATACGCGGCTCCAATGGTGCTGGCAAGACATGGGTCGCTCGCCGTATCATGGACAAAGCCGAGCCTGACTTCAAGAAAAAGATGACGCTTGATAACGGCGTACTAATCAACATTTACAAAGACTTTGTCATACTCGGCTCTTATGATCGTGTATGCGGCGGGTGCGACACTATCAAGACTCCTACCCTAGTCTGGGACGCCGTAGTTGAGTGCGCTGCCTATACGAATGTAATCTATGAGGGCGTCATCGTTGGTAACGTCTATGAGCCGACTATGATCTTGAACGCGAGGCTCAAAGAAGTCGGCGGCGAAATCGTACCTATCTGTTTGAGCACTCCGTTCGAACAATGCGTCGCGAACGTGAACGCTCGCCGTGCTGTAGAAGGTAAGCCGCCGATTGAAAAGACTGATAATATCTTGACAAATGACAAAAAGAATATCTCATCAGCGAAGAAGCTACACCTCGCGGGTCTAAACCCTCACTGGGTCAGCGCCGAGGAAGCCGTAGAAGTTGTCTTGAAGGAGTTGGGTTATGTTTGATCAGCAAGCCAGTGTAGCGAGTATTGACTTGCTTCGTACGATGGCGTACTTTGTCAGCGAGCGTGACTTCATTCGTACAGAGCGCGAGGTGGGTGTTCCTGGTCCTTGGACTGAGGATGAGATCTTGCAAACCTACCGTTTCTGTAACGTTCGCCGTAAGCACGATCGTGTATCCAAGTGGATAATTGAGAACGTCATCAATCGCTACTCCGATCATCCTCACCTTTGGTTCATGATCTGCTGCGCTCGTTGGATCAACTGGCCTCCTACAATCCAAGCCCTCATGGATAGAAAGTACTGGCCGACTGACGGGTTTGATCCTATCCGTTTTGGTCGCTACATTGATGACCGCGTCCGCGGCGGGGAGAAGACTTGGACAGGAGCGTACATGATCACCGCTCGTCAGGTTCCGAAAGATCTAGGTAAGGGTGAATTTATCGCTACACATATGCTCAACCCTTTGCTTCAACGTCAAGAGCGGTTCCGTATGTACTTGGAAGTTCGTATACCGCAGTGGCGCTCTGTAGAAGGCGCGATGGAGCTGTTTGAGGACGCGAACGGCTGGGGTACATTCATGACGGGACAAGTCGTGGCTGATATGACATACTGCCGGTTGCTGAATCAAGCTCGTGACTTGCACTCCTACGCCCCTATCGGTCCTGGCTCAACTCGCGGTCTGAACCGTATGTACGGTCGCCCTCTTGATCAGCGTATACCGCAAGAGCGGTTCAATCAAGAACTGATGGATACTAAAGACAAGGTTGAGGATATCTTGAAGTACAAGCTAGAGGATCACACTTTGCACGACTGGCAGAACTGCTTCTGCGAGTTTGACAAATACATACGGGCGAGGAACGGCTCAGGTCGTCCCCGCGCTATCTATAAACCTGAAACATCATTCTGAGGACATCATGGAAGTATTCAACGTCACCAACGTAAATCAAGCCTTTCCGCTCGAGATCAACTCTATCAAAGCGAAAGGTATCCCCCGCGACTCGCGTAATGGTCCGGTCATCGAGTTCAGCGAGCCTGTCGCTACTACTTACAGCCGCCCCATGGAACGCGTTCTGTTTAACAAAAAGCGCATGTGTAATCCTTTCTTTCACGCGATGGAAGGGCTCTGGATCATAGGCGGCTATCGCGATGTCGAGTTCCTAGATTACTTCAACTCACAGATGAAGCAGTACAGCGATGACGGCGATACGTTCTGGGGTGCCTACGGCTATCGTTTGCGGCATTCAGCCAAGTTCGATCAGCTTGATCTAGCGGTTACTCTTTTGAAGGCTAATCCTAATGATCGTCGTGTAGTGACAACGATGTGGGATCCCGTGCTTGACTTGGGCGGCGAAAAACTTGATCACCCCTGCAACACGCATATCTATTGGAAGATACGTGATAAGAAGCTATACATGACAGTATGCTGCCGCTCAAATGATATGCTGTACGGCAAGCTGGGTGCGAACGTAGTTCACTTCAGCATGCTGCAAGAGTACATGGCGTTCCGCGTTGGTTGCGAAGTCGGTCCTTACACTCAGGTCTCAGACTCGTTGCACGTCTATACAAGTTTGCCAGTCTGGGAAGCGGTCAAGGATACACCCTACCTGCCTGAGGATTACTACGATAGCGAGTATGCTGACCTGCTGGTTACGCCCTACGCTATGTTTCAGGATTGCTTCCTAGATGAGTGGCAACGCGATCTCGAGGACTTCATGTTAGACCCGCAAGACGACAAGATCTATCGTACGCCGTTCTTCCAAGACGTCGCTCAACCTATCAGCCTAGTCTGGTGGGAGCATAAGAAGAACCGTAACGGCTTACGCTACGTTGATAGCATCAAAGCTACTGACTGGCGTCGTGCGTGTGCAATGTGGCTCAAGGAGAAAGAAGCATGAGAACTTTGGTCATCGACTTCGAGACGTTCTACGACCCGAAAGACTTCTCGCTTGCAAAGATGACGTCTACCGAGTACATTCGTGACCCTCGGTTTCAAACCCTGTGCTGCGCTTTCAAGCTAGACGATGAGCCTACAGTTATCGCTTGGGGTGATGATGTAGCGAAGGCGTTCCAGCACTACGGTACAAACGTACGCGCCGTGGCTCATAATGCTCAGTTCGATGGGGCTATCGCCGCGCATCACTACGGCTGGTTTCCTGACGAGTGGGTTGATACCGTAGGTTTGGCTCGTGCTCAGCTTCGGTTGAAATCGTACAGTCTAGGTAACCTCGGTCAAGCGATGGGCTTCGGCGACAAGCTAGACGGACTCAGCGTATCCAAGGGAAAGCGTCTTGAGGACTTGCAAGAGTTTGAAAAGACGATCCTGAGCGAATATTGCATACGTGACGTTGAGCTCTGTCATAAGATTTACTCCTCGCTCATCGATGCTTGCCCTCGTTTTGAGCGTATGCTGCTTGAGTGGTCTATCAAAGCTGTAACCGATCCAAAGCTGGCTATCGATCATGAGATGCTAGATCAGTACGTCGTTGACCTAGTCGAGAGCCGTGACAGTACTTTAGCTGAGGCGGGTATCACGCGTGACGTAATCATGTCTAACCTCAAGTTCGCTGACGCCCTCAGGAACCTCGGTGTTGAGCCGCCCATGAAAATGAGCGAACGTACTGGAAAAGCTACCTATGCGTTTGCTAAAGACGATAAGGGTATCACAGACTTGCTATCACATCCTAACCTGCACGTTCAGACTATCGTCGCTGCTAGGCTCAAGCTCAAGTCAACGATTGAAGAAACACGCGCTCAGCGGCTGAGCAGCATTGGTAAGTCAGGCTTACTTCCCGTACCCCTTCTTTACTACGGCGCTCATACTGGTCGTTTCAGCGGCGGTGGGGGAATCAACTTACAGAACTTGACTCGCGGCTCCAAGCTACGAAAGGGTATCGTGGCGCCTCCCGGAAAAGCTCTAGTCGTCGGTGATAGCTCACAGATTGAGGCTCGTGCTCTAGCGATGGCGGCAGGTCAGCAGGACTTGGTTGAGGTTTTCCGTAAGGGTCTTGATCCCTACTGCGACATGGCGTCTTTTATCTACGGTCGTGAAATCACAAAGAAAGACGAAGACGAGCGCTGGCTGGGTAAGGTGACGGTTCTTGGCGCTGGTTACGGTATGTCAGCGAATACGTTCTTTGAGTTCCTCCGCGCTCAAGGCAAGCCTCGTCCAATGGAAATGTGTCAGCGAGCTATTGCCGCCTACCGTAAGAAGAACTACATGATTACGCAGTTCTGGGACAAGTGCGATAAAGCCCTGCAGAGCGTATTCAATGGAGTCGAGACATCGCTCAGCGATTCGTTTGACGTTCGTACGGGACAGAATAGTATCAAGCTACCGGT